CCTCCAGCCTGCCAGTAACGTTTCCAGAACAACCAGAATGAAACAAGGCCCGCTATCGGGCCTTAATTTTTATTCAGGCTTTTGTGGCCATTCAGGATTTGCCGTATCCACACGGCTGACCAGAACGCTGTAGCGTTCCCATGCTTCCAGTCGTGTGCGTTCCTCGTCTGTTGCCATATTCAGCCTGACAGCGCGTTCCAGCGGCTGGATGACTGATTCAGCTTCGGAAATCAACGCGGCCTTTTGTGATTCGGCCTGTTGTTGCTGTTCGTCTGCCGTATAAATCCGTTTAACTACAGCTCCATCCTTAAACATCCACTTTCCTGAATCATCAGCGCGGCGGTTGGCTGTAATATCGGGAACCTCAACGACGCTAAAACCTTCAGGGTTAAGCGTGGAGGCATCTTTAGTGATGGCGACAATAATATTATTTGCATCGTAAACAATCTTTATTGTGTCTGGCTGAAAGTTTTTCACTTCCTCATACCAGTTTTTACCGTCTTCTGTATATAACCAGATAACATCAAAATTCTTTGTTAGCTGATATTGCTCTTTTGTTTTTGGATTTCCTGACTTAATATTTTTTAAATGCTGCATCATTTACACCTGTGCGACGTTATACCATGTGCCATTGATGTATTTTTGTATTGGTCTGAAGATGGCTTCATCATCGCCATCTACTTCACCAATGATTCTTAATCCGGTAATTGCGTGTCCGGCTTTTTCATAACGACCACCACGCGCCATCAATTGAACAACACGCGTACCCAGGCGAACATCTTTTACATAGCGTGAATCAAAATTCCCCCAGTTGCTGGGCTGTATCTGACCGTTAACAGAAAATATTACCGAGTTATCTGTATTTCGCTGGCTATAGAAATGCCATCCTGCCTCATCGCCTAACTCTGCAACTACTGGACGGGTTGAAGCACCCCATAAATTAAACGTTGCATTCTTTGTGGAGGTGTTGGAGCTGGATAGCGAGAACTTTTTACTATCACCTGCCTGAATGTTTTTAAAAGCAATAGCAACTCCATTCTGAAAGCGGAATACTCGCTGACTATTAGCGTAAACATCCAGAATACCATCACCATTCTGTTTAAATCCGGTATCATTATCACCAAGAACAATTGAGCTACCACCTAACGCATTCGTTGTACCAACTCCAAGACTGCCATTAATGACGGCATTAACCAGAATATTTAGTGCATTCAATTTCAGCGTCATCAGGTCTTTTGTTGTGGTGCCCTGGCGGCTTCTCCATTTGAAATATTCATTGCCGTTGTCGCCTGTTTCAAACCACATGAATGAATCAGTATCGCTGTCAGCATCATTTTTAAAACCAATCTTTGCCCAGTCAGTATTTCGAATCCAGGCAAGGATTGAGTCGTTTGCAAAAGTAAGCCCACCGGACAAGGTATCGCCATTCTTTTGCACCGCGTTCCTGGCCCTGTTTACCATTTCCTGTAAACCGAGGTTTTAGATAATGGCCGTTTCTGGCCTGCATGGCATGATTTGCGCTTTTGGACGGGAGATTCAGTGTGCTGATTGGCTATGTAAGGGTATCAACAAATGACCAGAATACAGACCTGCAACGAAACGCTCTTGTTTGTGCAGGATGTGAACAAATATTTGAAGATAAATTAAGCGGGACAAAGACTGACCGACCGGGATTAAAACGCGCTTTAAAGCGCCTTCAACAAGGTGACACGCTGGTTGTCTGGAAACTGGATCGCCTCGGGCGAAGCATGAAACATCTGATTTCTCTCGTCGGGGAACTACGGGAGCGAGGGATTAATTTTCGCAGTCTGACCGACAGCATAGATACATCTTCTCCAATGGGGCGTTTTTTCTTCCACGTGATGGGTGCCCTGGCTGAAATGGAACGTGAATTAATTGTTGAACGTACACTGGCCGGACTGGCGGCAGCGCGCGCACGGGGGCGCACAGGCGGACGTCGACCGAAGCTGACAAAAGAACAGCATGAGCAAATAGCAAGGCTGATTAAAAACGGTCACGACAGAAAACAACTGGCAATAATTTACAGCATTGGTATATCGACAATTTATCGTTACCACCCCGCAGGAGAATCAAGTGGAACAATTGAGAAGAGTAAACAAAATAACCGCTAATCTGGCCATTAGCGGTTTTTGTGTTAAATCAGAACAGCCCTTTAACGGAGCTGGCCGCGCTGTTAAGGGATAATGTGACCTTATCTTTGAAGCCGGACAGCATATCGCTGAACGATGAGGATTGCAGGCGCTCCCGCAAATCCTCATCACAGCGTTCAAGGGTCAGTGAAAATTCTATTTTTTTCGCCTTACCGTAGCGATCAAATTCAGAGCGGGTCGTACTCGTTTCGGTCAGGACATACATGCCGTAAATCTGCCCGACGCCATCAATCAGAGGCCAGGGGCGTCCTGTATATGCCTGCGTGGTCAGCAGCGACAGCGACACTTCGCCACCTGTAATTTCAGGATAAAGCACGCCTGAAAGCACGATGCGATCATTACCTGCACCGATATACTGCCAGCTTGCTGAACGGTTAACGCGTTCATTTTTCACATGCCGCCAGCTTTTGTTTTGCTGTAACTGCTGATGCGGCAGCGTGCGCAACTCAAAAACAAACATGCCGTAGATCATCATCATGACCATGACTCCTCAATCTTTATCGTAAAAACTGCCACGCCCGGCACGGGCGCGCCGTTCCATTTCTGCCCTGACCATTTCGCCAACCAGTTTCGCCAGTTCACGGGGATTCTGCGTAACAACGTTATGCAGATGAACATGAATTTCACCGCCAAATCCGGAGGCAACAGGCTCCCGGTTACGGGAAGTTGCAGGAACTGATGCCACTGGCGATCGTATAGCCTCCGCCACCGGGCGGGAGCTGGCCGCAACAACAGGGACCAGCGCCGGAGGCAGCGGAGCCGGAACTACGGGGGTGATATTAATTGCGGGGGCAGGCTTACTGACCTGCGGAATCTTCCGCTCCTGCCACTCCCCACGAACGGCAAGTGCGCGGGGCAGGTTCTTAAAGACAATATCGCCGGGGCCAATACGTTTTTTCGTCTCATCAACCAGCTTACCTGTGTTATCAGCAATTTTGCTGAGCCTGCGTAGCGTACCGGTATTGTTGTCTGTGAGCGGTTTGTTGTCTTTGGGTTTATCACCTCCGGAGCCATTTCCATTTTCCACAGGCTTCGGCGGATTGATTTTCGCCAGGTCCCCCTGAAGCAAGGCAACCTTGTCCTGAAGAATGGCCGCACGCTGTGCGTCTTCGATTTTCTTTCTCGCCCGTTCCGCTTCATCCGGAAGCACTCCGAGCTTTTCAAGTATCCACGCCAGTGAATCCATCAATGCTTTTGTTGGTGTCAGGACAAGCTCTATCGCTCCACCAAGTACCCTGCCAAATACCTCGCCAGCACTGGTACATTTATCCAGCGTTTCCTTGCTGGACTCCATCGGTGACAGCAGCGATTTAAACCAGTTAAACACCTGGCTGATCCCGCTTCCGATTGCGTCAAAAACAGGACCGAACCGTTCAAAGGTTTCGCGCAACGGAGCCAGCCGTTCCATAATCCCACTGAACACCCCTGCATAAAACGCCTTGATGGGTTCCCAGTATTTCCAGATGAGAACCGCCGCAGCCACAAACGCAGCAGCAATCAATCCGACCGGGCTGAACAGCGCCCCGATAGCGCCCCCCAGTAACGAAACGGAACCCGTCACCATTCCCCATAGTGCTGGCAGGAGCCTGACAGCATTCATTGATCCGGTCAGGAGGGAAAAGCCAAGACGCAGTTTTGCCAGCGGGCCAGCAAGCACACCAATAGCCAGCGACAACGAGCCGACCGTTGCAGTCATCGCCAGCAACGCCCCACCTGCAATCAGTAGCTGGCGCGTCAGTGCCGGATGGGCCTGCGCCAGCGCCGTCACCTTTGATACCACCCGCGTGAGCCACTGCGTGACAGAACGCAGCGGACCGTCAATCAGATCTGCAATGCGGATGCGCAACCCTTCCCATGCACTGCCGAGTGATTTCAGATCGCCGTCAAGGTTGTTGGCCATAACCTTTGCCGTGCGTTCAGCCTCACCGCGTGCGCCTTCAAGTTCTTTTCTCAGTTTAGGTAAGGATCCGTCACCTGCCGCATCAACGAGGGCCATAAATGATGTGAAAGCCTCTTCTCCGGCAATGTCCTTAAAGAACGATACCCGATCAACTTCTCCGTATTTGCGGGTGGCTTTATAAAGGTCAGTCAGCAGATCTTCCATCGGGCGCATTTTGCCCCCGGCATCCGAGACAGACACGCCCAGCTCTTTCAGCGCCTCTGCTGCCGCCTTTGGCGGTGATGCCAGACGAGCCAGGCTGGCACGCATTGCCGTCCCGGCATCACTTCCCCTGATACCCATATTCGCCAGCACGCCCGCCATCGCTGCGGCCTGCTCCAGCGATATTCCCAGCTTACCCGCCACCGGACCTGCATATTTCATGGTTTCGCCCAGTGCGCGAAGGTCAGTGTTGGTACGGGTAAACGCTGCAGTGAGTGTGTCACCGACCCGGTCCATCTGGTCAGCAGAAAGGCCGAACTGCGTCAGGATATTTGAGCCAATATCCGCCGTCTCGCCGAGATCCATACCGCCAGCCGTTGCCATGCTCAACACGCCGGGAAGCGCAGCCTGAATGGCCTGCGGTGTGAAGCCAGCCATTGCAAGAAATGCCTGCCCACTGGCGGCATCGCCTGCGGTGAACTGCGTTTCAGAGCCAAGTTTTAACGCCTGCTCACGCAGCGCCTTAAACTGCGGGCTGTTCTGGTCGATTCGCGTCAGCGCCTGAACGCGGGACATCTCTTTCCCGAACCCGATCGCAGGCTGCAAAAAACGCCCGGCAGCATAGCCGCCCGCCGCTGCCGCACCAGTTGCCAGCGCACCACCTGTTTTCAGTTTTCCCGCGGTTTCCTGCACGCGCGAATACCGCTCACGCGCCCGCGTTACACGCGCAAGCGCCTGCCGTTCGCGTTCAAGCTGGTTGTTGTACTGTTCGGTGCGTCTGATGGCCTGCTGGATGGTGTTATCGCTGCCTGTCAGGGAAATGCCGTGGCGTTTCAGCTCTCCGCCAAGCTCCCGCATTTTCTGAATTTCCCGTGTGCGCGATTCATTCAGGCGTTCAAGCCGGGTGCTTAACTGCTGCATCAGCTTTTGTTGTTTTTCGCTGAGCACTGTACCCGTGCGTTGTAACTGATTAAGGGCGTTAAGCTGGCGTCGCGCTTTCACGATGCCCGCATCCGCTGTACTGACAGCGTCGCGGGCGCGCTCAAATGAACGCGCCTGACGCTCGAGATTTTTGATCGCCCCCTGCGTTCGCTGGATGGAGTCACCAAACCGCCCCATCAGGCGGCGGGCGTTTTCGGCAGGCCGGGTCAGCCTGTCAACGGCGCTGAAAGCGACCCGGATATCAAGAGTCTTCATTATCTGCATTCCCGCTGCGAAGTGCCGCCCGCTCACGCCAGCTAACCACTTCGCCGGGCGTCATCATGAAGATTTCGGCGGGCGACCAGTTAAAAATAACGGCAATATCTGCCACAAAGTCTTCTATGTGCTCAAAGCACACAACCGTGATCAGGCTTCCGTCGCCTGTTCGTTCTTCCCGCCAGAGTCCGCACCGCTCAAAAAATTTACGGCAACCACACATAACTGAATAAAGTCACGGGATGCCATTTTTTTGATCGTCACTTCATCCAGTCGCGGTGATGTCACGCGTGACAGCAGCGTAAACATGGATTCCGCTTTCAGATTCAGCACATCAGACAGCGACAAATCTCGCAGAGATCCAGCCTGCTCAATAGCCCCGGTGATCTCCACATACGTGATTTTTTCGCCGCCTCGCTCAATTGGTTGGGTAAGTTTTACGCCACGCTCACTGGTTTCTTTCACAGTGTCAGTAACTACCGTGTTTTCGGTATCGATGTTTTTCGTCTCTTTCATCAGGAAACTCCTTTCAGTCAGAGGCGACGCACTGCGCCGCCTGCATATTACTTATCAGCCAAGCCCAAGCGCGGAACGGATGCGATCGGGCACAATGTCCTTGCCGTCCTTCCGGTAAATGAAGTTCAGCAGGTCAATCTCCCACAACGGGCGATCGTTAACGCTCAGCTTGTAGTAGGTGTTTTTAATGGCGTAAGTGTGTGATGTGGCTTCGCCCTGTTTGGCTTCCCCCATATCAATTTCCGTCACACGTCCGCGCATTTCGACTTCATACAGGTCGCTTTCTGCATCGGTGTAGTATTCACCCGCAAAACGCAGCAGCGTGCCGTCAATCGTGCCGCCATACTTAAGGAACAGCTCACGAACTGCGCCCCCCATGACAAAGCTCGCATCAAGCGCGGAGTCGTCCAGACCGAGATCAATACTTACCGCCCCCATCATGCCACCACCCCGGTAGCTGTCGGTTTTGCGCGTCAGTTTGGGCAGAGTGACGGACGTCACCTTACCCACTTCGTTTTCACCATCCACAAACAGCGTAAAAAAGCGAAGATGTTTTGGCACAGCCATCAGGCACCTCCCAGCACCGCAAATGCGGGTTCAAAGTATTCATCAGTAAACGTCTGGTAAAGCTCCATATCTTCCAGCGGGGGAACAGGCGTATATTTGTAGCGAATACGCACACGCCCCTGACGTAAATCCGTGGTGCTGTTATCCACCACGTCATACCAGCACTCCGCGCCAATCAGTTTCCCGGCAGTCACCAGTGAATCCAGTTTTGCCCTGATGGCGCTGATAACATCCTTCACGTTCGCAGGCGTCAGTGGACTGTCGATGGTTTCAAACTGCGCTTCCGCAATTGAATCAGCCAGCACCTGTGCGGTTCGGGTATACACCTCAAAGATGTAGGCGTTCGTTTCCGGTGTGCGGTTGCCCCAGAAGCGGAACCCGTTGCGACGAATAATGGTCGTGATTTCTTTGTTATTGAGGCTGTTGGCATCACTGTCTTCGGCCTGCAACGACCAGAACACATGCCTCGACATCCCCAGCACATTTTTAACCGGAACGTTGGACAGCGATTTGTGCCAGCCCTGCTCATGGTCAATGTACGCACGAAGGCCGCACGCATAAGCAGGAGCGGGGAACGTTTCGTTTTTGCCACTTTTCGGGTTGTAGGCGATGAAGTCCGGCCATAAGAGCATCACCTCACGTTCGTTGAATTTCTGGCGGTAGGTAATTGCCTCAGCCATCGTGTTACAGTCATGACATGAGGCATACACAAACGCGCGCAGTTTACCCGCAATCACGCACAGGGATTTTGTCACCGCCTCCGTGTCCAGCTCCGGCGCGGCCAGAATACGCGGACGGTATCCGATGCTTTCATCCTGCTCTGCAACAAGCAGCGCATACATCCCCGTATAGCTGCCGTCAGATTCAGAACCACCGATAACCAGTTGATCCTGCGTCTTACCGCCTTCTTCTTTGTGTTCAGCCACGCGAACGACGATCACCTTTGTGCTCACCTGGTCTGCGATGGCCTTAAGCGCACGATAAAGCGTCCCCGTTGTCCCGCATTTTCCCAGCACGTCATTGACGCGGGTCAGCAATGTGGGCTTGTTCAGCGGGAACAGCTTCGCGTCCGCATCATCCGCCGTTGCCACGATACCGATAACACTGGAATCAACATCATTAATCGCTGTTACCAGGTCGGTATTTTCCGTAACACGGGCACCATGAAAACGAGTTTCACTCATAGCTTCAGCCCCTTGTATCCGTTAAATGATTCGGCAACAATCATCCCCCACCACGCGCGTAATCTCCCCCCCTGCGCCGTTCTCCCGCCACGGCGACAACAAAAAGCAGTAACCCCCTCCGCACGCACATGCGACCATGCCGCACAGGGAGGGAAAGATGACCGACACCACCATGCAATTGCTCAGTCAGAGCACAGACCCCGTGAAAATGCCGGATTTTGATATTCTCGCGGAGGGGGAAACGCTGTCCGGCGTGGCAGAGCGCCTGATGAGTCTGTCACTGACCGACAACCGGGGATTTGAAGCGGACCAGCTCACCATCACGCTGGATGATGCGGATGGTCAGTTGCAGCTACCGCCACGGGGCGCGCGCCTGACGGTTCTCATTGGCTGGAAAGGAGAACCGCTGACAGAAAAAGGCACTTACATTGTTGATGAAATCGCTCACGAAGGACCGCCGGACAGGCTGACGGTTTCAGCCAGAAGCGCAGATTTTCGGGGTGAATTTAACGTTAAACGTGAGGTGTCCTGGCATGATGTGACCGTTGAGCGAGTGGTATCCGCCATCGCTCATCGGTACGGTCTGAAACCGCAAATCAGCGAAATGCTGATGGATATCGAAATCGACCACGCCGACCAGACCGAAGAAAGTGACATGTCCTTCCTTACGCGCATGGCGGAAATGCTGGGCGCAATCACCACGGTAAAAAGCGGTAATCTGTTATTCATCATGCCCGGCGGTGGCGTGAACGCACAGGGCCAGCCGTTGCCATCGTTCGCCATCACACGCAGCAGCGGCGATCGCCATCAGTTTCGCATTGCTGACCGCGAGGCGTATACGGGGGTACGCGCTTACTGGCTTGATCTTAATTACGGGAAAAAGAAAAAAGTCAGCGTGAAACGCCGCAAACCGCCAAAACCCAAAAAGGAGAAAAGCAGCAGCCGTGAAGGTGATTATATGGAAGGCGCAGAAGGCAATGTGTTTGTGTTACGCAAGACTTATCAGAACGAGCAGGCAGCAAGACGCGCAGCAGCGGCAAAATGGCAGCAGCTACAACGCGGAGCCGCATCATTCTCCATCACGCTGGCGCGTGGACGCGCAGAACTCTATCCCGAAATGCATGGCACGGTGAAAGGCTTCAAAAGTGACATCGACAATCAGGACTGGATTATTGCAAAAGCTGAGCACACCATTGATAACAGCGGCTTTACCACACAGCTTGAGCTTGAGGCAAAAATCCCGGAATGGATAGCGGAAACAGAGTGAAGAACTTAGAATAGCGGCAGCACCACGTTAAGGGAGGTCGCTATGTTCCGTTGTCCGCTTTGTGGCGCATCTGCCCGTATCCGCACCAGTCGTCCGGAAAATGATTCAAACACCGTGCGGCAAAAGTATTACCAGTGTAACAACCTGGAATGCGGCGTATGCTTCTCAACACTGGAAGCCTTCCATAAATTCACATCGAAACACGCCTCCGGCGTTCACTCATCAGAAGGTATTCCGTGGCATGAGCTGCCAGCTTCACACAGGGGAAACAATCAGATGAGTTTGCCTTTACCTCAGAATTAACAGGCAGAATTGCCGGAGTAACAAAAAAGCGATAGATTACGTGCGGGTGCCTTTCGGCTGATGGTCGGAGGGAATACCCGAAGGCCAGATGTGGAAAGGCCCCGAGTCAACTTTAACGTTAACCCGAGGCCCTAACCATCTACCCTTAGCAAGTGATAGGTTAGCGCCTCCCCGAAAAAGGAGCAAGCGCTATGTCGCAAAAATCGCTTACGGCCATCACGTTCTGCGTGACGGCAATCCTCATCATCTGGATGCTGCACGGTTCGCTGTGTGAAATACGGATGAGCTTCTGGGGAGCGGAGTTTGCGGCGTTCTTACAGTGTAAGCAGTAAGGAAACCGCGACGGGGGAGTAATCCCCCGTCAATCAGTTGCCGGGATAAGGTCGATAAGGCATCCTGTCTCACTCTATACCAGCTAATCAATTGACACATATCAATAAAAAGCCTGATAAAATCAAAATATTTTGTTACAAATGTCAGCTAGTAGAGGGCCAAAGGAGGCAGATTATATGGCATTAATCAAATGTCCTGAATGCCAGAAAGAGGTGATCGATTCAGTATTGTCTTGCCCTGCTTGTGGCAAACAACTGAAAAATCTTAAACGCTCATTTTTTGGAGAACTCATTAAGTGTTTTTTTATATTATTTAATATTTTTATAATCTACACGATTTGTATTGGGCTAAGAGAGGTGGGTGAAATAATAAACAACGCCACATCCGATGTCGAAAAAGCCGGTACAGTTATTGGTACGGGCTTAGGTTTAATTGCTATTGGAGGCTTATGGGTTATTGGCAATATCATTATCGGAAATTTAGTATTTCTTACTAAACCAAAGGGATAACAAAATGAAAAATGTGATTATTTCTATAGGCGCATCATTTATATCAATTAGTGTGCTACCTGCTCACGCAGCAACTGAGCATAATAACTTTAAGTCATCACTCCAGTGCCGAGCAATAGAAAATAATAAAGAAAGACTTTCTTGTTATGATAAGTCAATACAACCGACTCGAACGACAGTTGCTGAAAAATTCGAAAGCAGAGATCAATGCCCTGATGAGAAAGATGATGACAGACGTTTATCTTGTTATGACCGTTTTTTTTCTCCAACATTTACTCCGCCTGTAAGCTCAAAATCTAAAGTGAAACAGCTAGTAACAACAGAGACTCAGCAACCAAATCTTTCTGAGATATCTAAATGTCGAGCAGAAAACGATAAAGAAACTAGAGTAAACTGCTACGATAAACTATTTTCACAGGAAAAAGCTACGCAATCTAAATCAAAATTAGAGAAAGCCACAGACTCAGGAAAATGGCACACATCCATTACTACATCGCCAATTGATGATTCGAAAAATGTAATTTTATCGTTAGAAAGTGATGATTATATAAGAACTCCATTTGGAGAAGCGGTTACCCCTACTCTGTTTATAGCTTGCCGAGAAAAGAAAACCGAAGTATTTCTTAATTGGGATGTATATTTAGGCCTTGAACAAACCAGCATGCTGTATCGCCTTGATAAACAGAAAGCAGTTGAGCGAAACTGGCTAGTATCTACAGATACAAAGGCTGTTTTTTATAAAGGCAATGACATTAACTTCATCAGAAAACTAGCCAACTCAAACAAAATGTATGCAAGAATAACCCCTTATAATGAAAGCCCTGTAAGTGCAACTTTCAATTTAAACGGCCTGTCAACCACGCTAAAACCGCTTCAAGAAGCCTGTAACTGGAAATAGTATAAATCATGCGGCTAAGCCACAATCACAGATAACACAAAGCCCGTGAAAACGGGCTTTGTGTTATCTATAACTCGAAAATGTGGTCACTGCGTGGACATGCGCCGATACAAATCCTTTTATATCAAAAAGTTAAATCAACATCTTTTTCATCAACAAGGATTTTCACGTTTGTGTTACCTGTATGAGACGAGAGTTAACCGGACAAGTGTGCCATAATCTCGCGGCCAGGCATACTTGCGAAGATTTCAGGTATAAGGATACGTAATGATACAACCTATTTCCGGCCCTCCTCCTGGGCAACCACCAGGTCAGGGAGATAACCTGCCGTCTGGCGCGGGCAATCAGCCTTTATCCAGTCAGCAACGTACTTCGCTGGAAAGCTTAATGACGAAAGTGACCTCACTGACGCAACAACAAAGAGCAGAACTGTGGGCGGGTATCAGGCACGATATTGGTCTGTCGGGAGATTCACCGCTGCTTTCGCGTCACTTCCCTGCCGCTGAGCATAATCTGGCGCAACGTCTGCTGGCCGCGCAAAAAAGCCATTCTGCCCGCCAGCTTTTAGCGCAATTAGGGGAGTATTTACGTCTGGGGAATAATCGTCAGGCGGTCACGGATTATATCCGTCATAACTTTGGTCAGACGCCGCTGAATCAGCTCTCACCGGAGCAATTAAAAACCATTCTCACCCTGTTGCAGGAAGGGAAGATGGTTATTCCGCAACCACAGCAGCGCGAGGCGACCGACCGTCCTTTATTACCGGCGGAGCACAATGCGCTAAAACAGCTGGTGACCAAACTTGCGGCGGCAACGGGGGAACCCAGCAAACAGATCTGGCAATCGATGCTGGAACTTTCCGGGGTGAAAGATGGCGAGTTAATTCCAGCGAAACTGTTTAACCATCTGGTGACCTGGTTGCAGGCGCGCCAGACGTTAAGCCAGCAAAATACGCCGACGCTGGAATCACTACAGATGGCGCTAAAACAACCTTTAGATGCCAGTGAACTGGCGGCGTTATCGGCATATATCCAGCAAAAATATGGCCTTTCTGCGCAATCATCGCTTTCTTCTGCCCAGGCCGAGGATATTCTTAATCAGCTTTATCAACGGCGGGTTAAAGGGATTGATCCGCGTGATATGCAACCGCTGCTTAATCCTTTTCCACCGATGATGGACACGTTGCAAAATATGGCAACGCGTCCCGCGCTGTGGATACTGTTAGTCGCGATTATCCTGATGCTGGTCTGGCTGGTTCGTTAGCCCCGACGAAATGACAGTATCGTGACAATAATTCCCAGCACCGCAGAGATCGCCCCGGCAAGAAATACCGAAGAGTAACCAAACGTGGTCGCCAGCATTCCCGCCAGCGGCCCGGAGACGCCGAGGGCGATATCCTGAAACGCGGCGTAACCGCCCAGTGCGGTGCCGCGAACTTGTGAGGGGACGCGTTTAACCACCTCCACGCCCAGCGCAGGAAAGATAAGCGAACATCCGGCTCCGGTTAACGCCGCGCCCGCTAATGCGACCCACGCACCTGGGGCTTGCCAGAGCAGCAACAAGCCCACCGTTTCTACAAGCAGAGAGACAATCGCCACTTTCACGCCGCCAAAACGGTCCGGCATCCAGCCAATCATGACGCGCATCACGACAAATGCGCCGCCAAACGCGGTAAGAGTAAAGCCCGCCATCGCCCATCCTTTGCTGGCAAAGTAGAGCGAAACGAAAGTCCCGATAACCGCAAAACCAACGCCTTGTAGTGCCAGCCCTAACCCTGGTTTCCAGATAAACCCGACAACGCTCCACAGCGATGGACGTTCTCCCGCCAGGGCCGGTACTTTGCGCACTGTGCCGTTACAGGCCCACGCCAGTAAGGGTAATACCATTGTGGTGATCGCCAGTGCGGCAAAACCGTAATGGCTATGAATCAACAGGCCAAGCGGAGCACCAACAGCGAGGGCACCGTAAATCGCCATTCCATTCCATGACATCACTTTGCCAGAGTGTTTTGGCCCTACGATGCCTAACCCCCAGGTCAGAGCGCCTGTCAGTAACTGGCTTTCACCAAACCCAAGAATCAAACGCCCGATGACCAACAGGGCAAATTTGAACGGTGCGGAGACAGGCAAAATCGCCGCCAGCAGCAACGCGCCGCCAGCCAGACCACAAGCTAACATCCCCTGAAGCGCCGAACGTTTTGCACCATATTGATCGGCCAGTCGCCCGGCATAGCCACGCGTCAGCACCGTAGCCAGAAACTGAATCCCGACGGCAATCCCGACCATGGTATTGCCATAGCCCAGATCATGATGAACAAACAGCGGGATAACCGGCAACGGCAGCCCTACGGTCATGTAGGTGAGAAAAACCGCAAAAGCGATGCGGAAGAGCGAAAAATTGGCAGAAGATCGTGTTTCGGTTTGGCTTACAGCAGTCATGCATTACTCCAGAATGCAGCGCAAGGCGAGGAGTATCCCCGTCTCATCTCTCTGGTTTCAGGGTTACAGTGCGTTGGCAGGATTTAACGCGTACGTCTTTTCAGAAGGAAATCGACAAAGCGGGAAGTTTGCCTGGAACTGGCGGCGATTGTCAATGATGTGAAAAAGGGAACCATCAGGTTCCCTTTTGCGTTAGTGCCGGAGGCCGCATTGGCGCGTAACGTCGGATGCGACGCTGGCGCGTCTTATCCGACCTACTCCGACTACTCCGACCTACTGCGAATTAATCTTTCAGCTTGCGCATTACCAGCGTGGCGTTGGTGCCGCCGAAGCCGAAGCTGTTAGACATAACGGTAGTCAGTTCGCGATCGGTCGTTTCGGTCACGATGTTCAGACCCGCAGCCTGCTCGTCCAGCTCTTCAATGTTGATGCTCGGGGCGATAAAGCCGTGTTCCAGCATCAGCAGAGAGTAGATAGCTTCCTGTACGCCAGCAGCGCCCAGAGAGTGACCGGTCATGGCTTTGGTTGCAGAAATCGCCGGGCTCTTATCGCCGAACACTTCACGGATAGCTGCCAGTTCTTTCACGTCGCCAACCGGAGTCGAAGTACCATGAGAGTTCAGGTAATCGATTGGGGTATCAACGCCGTGCATCGCCATCTTCATGCAGCGTACTGCGCCTTCGCCAGACGGAGCAACCATGTCTGCACCATCAGAGGTTGCGCCGTAGCCAACGATTTCAGCATAGATGTGAGCACCACGCGCCAGCGCGTGTTCCAGCTCTTCAACCACTACCATACCGCCGCCGCCAGCGATAACGAAACCGTCACGGTGAGCGTCGTAAGTACGGGAGGCTTTTTCCGGGGTGTCGTTGTATTTAGTAGACAGCGCACCCATCGCGTCGAATTCGCAGGCCATTTCCCAGCACAGCTCTTCGCCGCCGCCAGCAAACACGATGTCCTGTTTGCCCAGTTGGATCTGCTCTACTGCGTTACCGATACAGTGTGCGGAAGTCGCACACGCGGAGCTGATGGAGTAGTTAACGCCATGAATTTTAAACGGCGTGGCGAGGCAGGCAGAAACGCCGGATGCCATCGCTTTGGTGACCACATACGGGCCAACCGCTTTCAGGCCGCGCGGGCCGCGCATTGCGTCAGCGCCGAACACCTGGAAACGCGGGGAACCGCCGCCAGAACCTGCAATCAGGCCAACGCGCGGGTTATTCTGGTAAGCTTCCGGAGAAAGGCCCGCATCTGCGATTGCCTGCTCCATAGAAAGGAATGCATAAATGGATGCGTCGCTCATAAAGCGCACAACTTTGCGGTCAATGAGGCCAGTGGTATCCAGTTTTACGTTGCCCCAGACGTGGCTACGCATGCCGGAATCCTTCAGCTCCTGAGAGAAAGTGATCCCTGAACGTCCTTCACGCAGAGATGCCAGGACTTCCTGCTGGTTATTACCGATGCTGGAAACAATGCCCAGGCCAGTAATCACTGCACGTTTCATTCAATACCTCTGTAAGTCGCACATAGAGTAAGTTTCGAATGCACAATAGCGTACACTTGTACGCCGAACAAGTCCGATCAGCCATTTAATAGAGAAATTTGCGCAGCCTTACACACATCGCTAAGATCGAGCCACCGCCTGTAAGACGAGTAACTTACGTGAAACACTACTCCATACAACCTGCCAACCTCGAATTTAATGCTGAGGGTACACCTGTTTCCCGAGATTTTGACGATGTCTATTTTTCCAACGATAACGGGCTGGAAGAGACGCGTTATGTTTTTCTGGGAGGCAACCAATTAGAGGTACGCTTTCCTGAGCATCCACATCCTCTGTTTGTGGTAGCAGAGAGCGGCTTCGGCACCGGATTAAACTTCCTGACGCTATGGCAGGCATTTGATCAGTTTCGCGAAGCGCATCCGCAAGCGCAATTACAACGCTTACATTTCATTAGTTTTGAGAAATTTCCCCTCACCCGTGCGGATTTAGCCTTAGCGCATCAACACTGGCCGGAACTGGCTCCGTGGGCAGAACAACTTCAGGCGCAGTGGCCAATGCCCTTGCCCGGTTGCCATCGTTTATTGCTCGATGAAGGCCGCGTGACGCTGGATTTATGGTTTGGCGATATTAACGAACTGACCAGCCAACTGGACGATTCGCTAAATCAAAAAGTAGATGCCTGGTTTCTGGACGGCTTTGCGCCAGCGAAAAACCCGGATATGTGGACGCAAAATCTGTTTAACGCCATGGCAAGGTTGGCGCGTCCGGGCGGCACGCTGGCGACATTTACGTCTGCCGGTTTTGTCCGCCGCGGTTTGCAGGACGCCGGATTCACGATGCAAAAACGTAAGGGCTTTGGGCGCAAACGGGAAATGCTTTGCGGGGTGATGGAACAGACATTACCGCTCCCCTGCTCCGCGCCGTGGTTTAACCGCACGGGCAGCAGCAAACGGGAAGCGGCGATTATCGGCGGTGGTATTGCCAGCGCGTTGTTGTCGCTGGCGCTATTACGGCGCGGCTGGCAGGTAACGCTTTATTGCGCGGATGAGGCCCCCGCACTGGGTGCTTCCGGCAATCGCCAGGGGGCGCTGTATCCGTTATTAAGCAAACACGATGAGGCGCTAAACCGCTTTTTCTCTAATGCGTTTACTTTTGCTCGTCGGTTTTACGACCAATTACCCGTTAAATTTGATCATGACTGGTGCGGCGTCACGCAGTTAGGCTGGGATGAGAAAAGCCAGCATAAAATCGCACAGATGTTGTCAATGGATTTACCCGCAGAACTGGCTGTAGCCGTTGAGGCAAATGCGGTTGAACAAATTACGGGCGTTGCGACAAATTGCAGCGGCATTACTTATCCGCAAGGTGGTTGGCTGTGCCCAGCAGAACTGACCCGTAATGTGCTGGAACTGGCGCAACAGCAGGGTTTGCAGATTTATTATCAATATCAGTTACAGAATTTATCCCGTAAGGATGACTGTTGGTTGTTGAATTTTGCAGGAGATCAGCAAGCAACACACAGCGTAGTGGTACTGGCGAACGGGCATCAAATCAGCCGATTCAGCCAAACGTCGACTCTCCCGGTGTATTCGGTTGCCGGGCAGGTCAGCCATATTCCGACAACGCCGGAACTGGCAGAGCTGAAGCAGGTGCTGTGCTATGACGGTTATCTCACGCCACAAAATCCGGCGAATCAACATCATTGTATTGGTGCCAGTTATCATCGCGGCAGCGAAGATACGGCGTACAGTGAGGACGATCAGCAGCAGAATCGCCAGCGGTTGATTGATTGTTTCCCGCAGGCACAGTGGGCAAAAGAGGTTGATGTCAGTGATAAAGAGGCGCGCTGCGGTGTGCGTTGTGCCACCCGCGATCATCTGCCAATGGTAGGCAATGTTCCCGATTATGAGGCAACACTCGTGGAATATGCGTCGTTGGCGGAGCAGAAAGATGAGGCGGTAAGCGCGCCGGTTTTTGACGATCTCTTTATGTTTGCGGCTTTAGGTTCTCGCGGTTTGTGTTCTGCCCCGCTGTGTGCCGAGATTCTGGCGGCGCAGATGAGCGACGAACCGATTCCGATGGATGCCAGTACGCTGGCGGCGTTAAACCCGAATCGGTTATGGGTGCGGAAATTGTTGAAGGGTAAAGCGGTTAAGGCGGGG